TGATAGTAAATTATCTACAATATCAACTGCCGATAAAGTATCACTATCTGCATTAAATATAGATGGTGGAACAGACATAGGTGCAAATTTAGCAGATGCAGATTTAATTATAGTCGATGATGGTGCAAACGGAACAGAAAGAAAAGCAGCCATGTCAAGAGTGGCAACTTATATTCAAGGTGGAATAAGTGGTGATATAACAATTTCAGGTGGAACAGCTGCGATAGGTTCTGGTGTCATTGTAAATGCTGATATAAATGCTAGTGCTGCGATTGCTGACTCTAAACTAGCAACAATATCAACAGCAGGTAAAGTCGAATTAGGTGCATTAGAAATTGACGGTGCAACTGAAATGGATGCAGCCTTGGCAGACGCAGACTTATTAATCGTAGACGATGGTGCAGGTGGAACAGAGAAATCTATGTTGGCTTCTAGAATACCAACCTATGTGTTTAGTAAAGTAAGTGGTGACGCAACTGTTGCTTCTAATGGTGCATTGACTATTGCTAGTGATGCGGTAGAACAATCAATGATAGCAGATGATGCTGTAGGTGCCGATCAGTTGGCTGCTAGTGCAGTAGTGACAGCCTCTATCGTAGATGACAATGTAACACAAGCAAAGATTGCTGATGACGCTGTAGGGGCAGATCAACTAGCATCAAATGCTGTAGTAAATGCAAGTGTATCATCAAGTGCAGCTATCGCATTTAGTAAAATGGAAAACTTGACAGCGTCAAGAGTTCTAGTATCTGATGGTAGTGGTGATGTATCTGCGTCAAGTGTTACCTCAACATCTCTTGGTTTTGTTGACGCAACCTCTTCTATTCAAACACAATTAGACACTAAAGCTAGTGTCGGATTTGCGATTGCTCAAGCCGTAGCCCTCGGTTAATTATAAATAGTATCTGTAAAGGTACAGAATTATGGCTAATCCAACAAGTAGATCAACATTAAAAGAATATTGTTTAAGAAATTTAGGTAAACCTGTTATTGAGATAAATGTAGAAGACGACCAAGTAGAAGATAGAATAGACGAGGCTTTGCAATATTTTGCTCAATATCACTATGATGGTGTGGAAAGAGTTTATCTTAAACATCAATTCACACAAACAGAAATAGATAGAGCTCAAACTGACGAAACACTAAGCACAGTCACAGACACAGCTGATAGCACTGTCACAGCTGAATACAAAGAACAAAAGAATTACATACCTATGCCAGACTCAGTTATGAGTGTCATAAAAATATTCCCATTCACTGATAAAGCTGCTTTAAATTTATTTGATGTTAGGTATCAGTTAAGATTAAATGACCTTTATGATTTTTCATCAACAAGTGTTATACATTATGATATGACATTAAGACATTTAGATTTGTTAGATCATATTCTTGTTGGAGAAAAACCTATTAGATTTAATCAACATAAAAATAGATTATACATTGACATGGATTATGGTGAAGATGTAAAGGCAGGTGAACATATAATAATAGAGTGTTATAGAAAATTAGATCCTTCTACATTTACAGATATTTTTAATGACATATACTTAAAAAAATATGTCACACAATTAATTAAAAGACAATGGGGTGCAAACTTAATTAAATTTGGTGGAGTTCAAATGTTAGGTGGTGTTACACTTAATGGTGAACAGATTTATCAACAAGCAATAGATGATATTCAAAGACTAGAAGAAGAAATGAAAAATGCTTATGAGTTACCACCTAATTACATGATGGGTTAATCGTGGCAACTAATTTATATTTCGATAGAGGAACTACATCAGAGCAAAAGTTATACGAAGACCTGATGATAGAGCAACTCAAGGCTTTTGGCCAAGAGTGTTTTTATATTCCTAGAACTCTAGTAGCAAAAGATAATATATTTGGAGAGGATTCACTTTCTAAATTTAGTGCGGCATACATGATTGAAATGTATGTAGAAGATGTCCAGGGATTTGCTGGAGAAGGTGACTTAATTAGTAAGTTTGGTTTAGAAACTAGAGACCAAGTAACCTTTGTTGTTTCTAGAAGAAGATTTGAAATGTTAGTTAGAGAGAGTGCTAACTTAATAGAAAGCAGTAGACCTAATGAAGGTGATCTTGTTTATATGGATAGATTTAAAAAACTATTCAAAATAGATTTTGTTGAACACGAGGATCCTTTTTATCAAGTAGCTGACTTACCTGTATTTAAATTAAAATGTTCAGTATTCGAATACTCACACGAAGACTTTGATACTGGTATTTCAGAAATAGACTCTACACAAACCGCAGAAGATATTAGTACACTAAACTTCCAAATAGGTTTAGAGTCTGCATTAGGTACTGGTTCTATACTTATGGAACCTGAGCTTGTAAATGTTGTAAATTTAGAAACAGGAACTTTCCAAGGTTCGGTTGTTGAGTTAGAAGGTGGCATAGGAACACTAGGAAGTGAAAATCCTGATGAAGAAATATTACTAGAAGATCAAGATGATGTTAATAATAGAGTTATTGACCAAAGTGGAAACACAATTAGTACCGAAGATGATGCTAGTGAGAAGACATATATAATACAAGAGGATTATGCTGTTAGCACAAATGAAACTTATGCTGATAATGAAGCCTTTGAAACAGATGCAGGGTTTGATACACCATTCAATACTGAGGACGATATTTTAGATTTTACTGAAAGAAATCCTTTTGGTGAACCTAGGCCTGATAGGAGTTAAAAATGTTTGATAATAGTTTTTATCACGAATTAGTTAGAAAGACTGTAGTATCTTTTGGTACGCTGTTTAATAACTTATATATTTCAAGAACAAACAACCAGGGTGTTATTACTCAAAGAATGAAAGTTCCACTTGCGTATGGTCCTAAACAAAAATTTTTAGTAAGACTAGAACAAGAAGGTAAACTTACTGGCCCTCAAGCAAAAACTACAGCTATCACATTACCTCGTATAGGTTTTGAAATGACTAATTTAACATATGATCCAGTTAGAAAACTAAACAGAATACAAACATTTAAAAAGACAAAAGGTTCTGATAAAAAATCTCAAAGTAAACAGTTTATGCCTGTTCCTTACAATATTGGATTTACAATGTATGTCATGGCAAAAAATAGTGACGATGCTTTACAGATTGTAGAACAAATTTTACCTTACTTTCAACCAGAGTACACTATAACACTAAATGCAATACCTGAAATGGATATTGTTAGAGATGTTCCTATTGTTTTAAATAGTGTAAATTATTCAGACACTTATGACGGTGACTTCAGTAGTAGAAGAGTATTAACTTATGATTTCACTTTCACTGCAAAGGTATACTTATACGGTCCTGTGTCAAGTGCTAAAGTAATCAGAAAAGTACAGGTTGATCAATATGCTGATACAAATACTGTCACAGCAAAAAGAGAACAACGATATACAGTTACACCAGACCCTATCGATACATTGGGTGATGATGATAATTTTGGATTTAATGAAACAAGATCATTTTTCCAAGATGCTGATGAATACGATCCTAAATCAGGAACAGACAAAGATGTATAGATTATGCCAAAATCAACTGATCAAAAACTAGACGAGCTTCTAGAAATAACTGAAACACTACCTGCTAAAAAAGAAACTAAGGTAATTATACCTAGACCTAAAGATAGTGAAGATGTATCTGCTGATTACAAATACAGTAGAGAAAATTTTTACAATTTAGTAGAGAGAGGTCAAGACGCAATAGACGGAATACTAGAATTAGCAAAAGAAAGTGAACACCCAAGAACCTATGAGGTTGCTGGACAACTAATCAAAAATGTAGGAGAGGTAACGGAAAAACTTTTAGACTTACAAGACAAAATGAAGAAACTAAAAGAGGTTCCAAACAATGCACCTAAAAATGTTACTAATGCATTGTATGTTGGATCGACTGCTGAACTACAGAAAATGTTAAAGAAAAAATGAACGAACATTACTTAGGTAATCCTAATTTAAAAAAAGCAAACACACCTATTGAATTTACAGCCGAAGATGTTAAAGAGTTTCAAAAGTGTGAAAATGATCCTGTATATTTTATAACAAAGTATATTAAGATTACTACACTAGACCATGGTTTACAACCATTTGAAATGTATAACTTTCAAAAAGATATGGTTGGAACTTTTCATAGCAATAGATACTCTATTTGTAAATTACCAAGACAGTCTGGTAAATCAACAACTATCATAGCATTTCTTTTACATTATTGTATATTCAATGCAAATGTTAATGTTGCTATACTTGCAAACAAAGCAGCTGTTGCTCGTGACTTATTGGGAAGACTACAACTTGCTTATGAAAATTTACCAAAGTGGTTACAGCAAGGTGTAATATCTTGGAACAAAGGTAGTTTAGAATTAGAGAACGGTAGTAGAATACTTGCAGCTGCAACATCTTCAAGTGCAGTTCGTGGTGGTTCATATAACATTATATTTTTAGATGAGTTTGCTTATGTGCCAAGTAATATTGCTGAACAATTTTTTAGTTCAGTTTATCCTACTATATCTTCTGGTAAAACTTCGAAAGTAATTATAGTATCTACACCTCACGGTATGAATATGTTTTATAAATTATGGAGAGATGCTGAAGATGGTAAAAATAGTTATGTTCCTATTGAGGTTCATTGGACTGAAGTACCTGGTAGAGATGAAAAATGGAAAAAAGAAACAATAGCAAACACAAGTGAACAACAATTTAGAACAGAGTTCGAATGTGAGTTCTTAGGTTCAGTTAATACTCTTATTAACCCTAGTAAATTAAGAACGATGAGATATAGACAGCCATCTGTTTCTAATGCAGGTTTAGATATATATGAGCCAGTCAAAGAAGATCATAGATATTGTGTAACAGTAGATGTGGCTAGAGGTGATTTAAATGATAACTCAGCATTTGTTATTTTTGATGTGACACAAATACCATATAAGGTTGTTGGTAAATATAAAAATAACGAAATTAAACCTATGATGTTTCCAGGTATTGTTGAAAAGGTTGCAAGAAATTATAATCAAGCAGAGATACTTGTTGAGGTAAACGATATTGGTGGTCAGGTTGCTGACACTTTACATTATGAGTTAGAGTATGACAATTTAATTATGGTATCACAAAGAGGTAGAGCAGGACAAGTCGCAGGTTCAGGATTTAGTGGTAAAGGTGCTCAACTTGGAGTAAGAACAACTAAAGCAATCAAAAAATTAGGGTGTTCAAACTTAAAGACATTGGTAGAATCCGATAAAATTATTATAGAAGACTTTGACCTAATATCCGAGATGTCAACATTCATATTAAAAGGAACATCTAAATATGAAGCAGATGATGGCTCTAATGATGATTTAATGATGTGTTGTGTATTATTTGCCTGGTTATCAAATCAAACCTATTTTAAAGAATTAACAGATCAAGACATAAGAGCAAGATTATATGAAGAGCAAAGAAATGCTATAGAGCAAGATATGGCACCTTTTGGCTTTTTAAACGATGGTGTAACTGAACATGATGAAAATTTTGTAGATCCCTATGGACAAAAGTGGGAAACG